TGGTTCCCACCGGAATCGCCTGCGGCGAACCCGAACCCGTCAGGGTCAGAGTCGTGCTGGACGACGAGCCGGTCGCGGTGAAGCTGAACGAGGTCTCTTCGACCAAGCCAACGCAACGGAGCGGCAGGATGGTGGTCACCGGGGTGTCAACCGGGGCCAGAATCGCGTTCTGCGAGTTACCGGTGTTCAGGTTGCCCGAGTTGTCGATGGCCGACAGGTTGGTGCCGACCAGCGCATACGCACCGGAGGCCATTGTGGTGCCGGACGAACAGACAGCCGCTTTGTACACGGTGTCCGGGTCGTCATTGATGTACGCCACGCAGTCACCAGCCAGCGTGGAAGCGGGCCAGTATTGCGAGTAGCGTTTCTGCTTCGTCACCGGGTCGGTGTACGAACAGCCCAAGAACACGCCAGTGACGGCGTTGGAGCTGGTCGTCGCACCGATGGCGGCGCGAGTGCAGGAACCTCGAACGACTTTGACGAAATCGCCGTAGCAGATGTCCGTCGCGTAGCCGTATTGAATCGGGTACATGCGGGTGGAACCCGCAAAGACCTGACCACCGATGAGGTTAATCGGCTTCAGTCCATAGGGGACTGATACTTCAGTACCAGATGCCATGTTGAATACCTCTTAAAAAGATTGATGTTTCCGGTTGTGTTTAACCACGACCGAACGATGTCCGCGTGCTTCGCTCGGGATTGAGCAACGGCATACGCGGGTCTCCTTCACGCAGGAAGGAGCGGTCAACGCCTTCGATTTGCCGGTCAGAAAGTTCTTGGTAGTACTTCTGGCGGGATTTCATCAGGTCTTGCGGAGCTTTGCATAGGAGCAGGCCTCCCACTTCGATGTTCCCTTTGAACTGCGAATTGTGGTCGGACAAGATTTGAAGTTCCGGGTAGTCTTCAGCCCTCACCGGTTCCCAACCTTCCCGCATCATACGCGAGACATTGGTATTGTCGGCTCGTCCGAGAGACGATGTACGAATCCAGCGGTGAACCCACCCTTCACGGGGGTTCGGCACCGGCAACGAAGATTGCGGAAGCCAAGTGTCCGTTTTACGGGCCTCGTCTTTCCGCTCGATACGAACTGTGCGCTCTTCAGCCATTGTTGCTCTCCTTGAGAAGTTGTTTTGCGTATTGCTCAGGCGTCAGGCCCAGCCTCTTTGCGAGGGAGACTTGCGTGGCGGTGAGTTGGATGCGGCGGGGAGAAGTCCCGTTACTGCGTTTAGCAGGCGCGACAATCGCCGATGGTGTGCGTTGAGGAGATTTCCGGGTCTGTGCCGGCTCTTGCTCAAAGTGTTCAGGAAAGCGAGCTTGGATGGCCTCGTCAATGGCAGTGTAATACTCATCCGTGTCGGGCGCAATACCCTCGTCACGAACTAACCGCTCATGGATGCCATAGGCCAGAGCAGTCATTTCCTTGTTGCCCTTCGGTCCGAACCACGGATTGCGCTCGGCCCACTCCAGAGCTTTCTTACTCGGGGTCGGGGCTTGCGGCTGGGTGGGCTGGGCGGGCTGGGCCGGGGTCGCTGGCTGGGCCGGTTTCCGGCCTTGCAGGGTCCTTTCGTGCTTTTCGGCTTCACGGAGTTCCGTGGTGGCAGTCAGCAGTTCGTCTTGGGCGGCCAGAATCTTGTCGGTGTCACCGGCCTCATAGGCCTCTTTGTAGCGGGATTTGGCTTGTTCCAGCTGGAGCTGGGCGCGGGTCTTGATTTGGGAGACCAGAGCGCCTTCGCCGCGCTGAATCAGCTGTTCGTATTGCTGGTTCCGCTCGGCCAGTTGGCGGGCATAGCTGATGGCTTCCTCGCGGAGCTTCTCTGCGGCCTCGCGCTGGCGGTCGGCTTCGTGTTGCTGGAACTTGAGCTTGGCGATGCGTTTGCGGACTTTCTCGCTGTAGCCGGCCAGCTCATCGTCATCCTCATCCTGCGGCTTGGCCGCCGGACGGCCCGATTCGGGCTTTTTGGGGAGGTCATCGACAATCTGGACTTCGATGTCCTCATTGTCGTCCGGGGCAGGGGTTTCCACGCCTTTGTTGGTCACGGGGGCCATAATGCCGAAGAATTTGTCTTCCGAAGTCGTCATACTTTCACCACAGAGCGCGGGTCTTCCACCGTCGCCTCCACGCTGTCATCGTTGATTAAACGGAACTCTTTGCCATGCACCTTGAAGCGGGTTCCGCTGTAGGAGCGCATGAGAATCCAGTCGCCTTTTTTGCAGTAAGGTCCACTGGGGAACCGGCTTTCGGAATTGTAGGCGTCCGGCCCCATATCGAGGACGAACCCGACAATGCTCCCGACTTCCTCGTTCTGCACTGTTTGGCTGGACTTGATGATGCCGCCTTCGGTCTTTTCTTCGATTTCAGGCAAAGCAATGAGTAGCTTGTAGCCAGTTGGCTTGGGTAGCTGACTTGCGGTTTTGACTTCTGTTTCTTCTGACATTGTTGTCCTCGCACCGGAGAGTAGGCATGCCGGAGTCATGTTCGCACTGCGGGTGCAGTGAATTAGTTGTTGCGTTTAATCATCTTGTAATCGCTGTTCGATGTCAAGTATTTCTCGCTCGGCAATCGCCAGACCCTCGATTTTCCCGCAAATATGGCGGTAATCCTCAATGGTGGAACAGCCGCCACCGGCCAGAAAGTCCGCCAGATTGTTCATTTCTTCCCGAATTTTCTTGCGAATAAAGGCCGTCACGGTATCGTTCATTCACCCTCTCCTGTGTTCTGATTGTCCTGTTGGTTAAGCTGGTCTTTGCGTAATTTGAGGTCTTCCTGCTTGGCCGCCATGTCCACGCCCAGACGCATGCCGGCGGACTTGGCTTGGTCGGCCAGTTGCTTGGCGGTGAGCGCCTGCTGGCCCCGGGCCTTGGCGATGTCCACGCCCAAACGGGTACCCTCGATGCGTTCTTGGGACTTGATGCGTTCGGCCTCGGAGGCGGCCTTCATGCGAGCCTTGGTGAGGTCGGCTTGGATGGCCTCCATCTCGCGGCGGTTCTTGTCGGCCTGCTCTTGCTTCTTGAGTTCCAGCTTCTGGATTTCCAGCTGGAGGACCGGGTCGTTGGCTTCCTCGGCGGCCTTTTGCTGGGCGGCTTCGGCTTGGTCCTTGCCCAGCAGTTGCTCGGCGGCAGGAGCCACCAGCTGGGACAAACGGTATTCGACATCTTCCGGCAACGGCTCTTCCGGGGGAGGAAGCGGAACGCCAAGCTGTTTTTCGATTTCGCGGCGGTACTGGAAGGCCACATGCTCGGCAATATGCGCTTGCATCGCGCCGGCCAGCAGTTGCGCGTTCGGCGTTTGCTGTGCCAGTTGCTGGATTTTCGGGTCCTGCATGAACGCCATGTGCGTTGCGATGTGGGCTTCGTGGTCTTGGTAGATGAACGCCTTGACCGGTTTCTGGTTCAGGATGTTCATGTTTTCGGAAATCGGGTCCGCCGGGACGGCATCCTTCATCGGGATGACTTCGTCGGCGTCGGCGATGCCGAGGGCGTCCAGCATCTGACGGTGCAGGAGCGGGACATCGTAGATTTGCGGAGCCGACTGCGCCAACTGGAGCGCGGCCTGATATTTCATAATCCGCTGGGCCATTGTGCCGGCGTTCGGGTCGGAGACCGGGATGACATCAATGTTGTCACTGAAGTCTTCCTTGGTCATGTCCTGACCTTTGGTCTCATACGGATACTCGTCCGGGCCGTAGTCACGGACAAGATTCGAGAGGAGCTTCAGCTCTTTTTTCATCGAAGCGTGTAAACGCGCTTGGACTGCCGACATAACCTTCATCGAGCGTTCAAGCAGAGCCAGCGTGGTGCCGACCGGAGCTTCCGAGTTCATCTCGGAAACTTTCACATCCGCCTGCGAAGCGAAACGACGGCCTTCGTCGATGATGTTCCCGAGAAGTTGATACAGAACCGTGGACGGCTCTTTGTACGGCAGGAAGGTGATGTTCTCGCGCAGGGTTCCAGAAGGAATATCCACATCACGGAACTCGCCCGGCATGATGGGCGTGTCGTCGCCTTTGATGCGCAAGCCGCGCGTTTTCAGGCCACCCGGCAAGTTGGAAAGAGTACCGGCGTCCACCAGTTGTCTAAGGATGCTGGTGGCAGACTTAGCAAGACCGCCAACCATATGGACCAGTCCAAAACCATAAAATCCGAGTCCGGGGAGATATGTATAATGGACAAAATGTTGGCGACGCTTCTTGAGCGGGTCGTCTTCATACCAGTTCCTCCGGATGGATAGCACAGTGCGGCTCGTCAAGTCGATGCTGATGACATACGGAAGGCCGATACCGGTCGGTTCGCCGTCTTCGCCGACATCCTCGAAACCCGGGAGGTCGTAGTCCACCATCATCTCGAGGATGGTATGGCGGTCGTCATTGTCATAGGACTGGGTTTCGCCGTTTAGACGGTCGTATGTTTTCTGGATGTCGCTGGTATCCGGGGTCG